GCTGATAAGATTGTAAGTTCTGCGAATATCCGTCAGGAACGTATCTCTAAGTTTGGACCTGTTTCTACTGCTGGTCGTGCATCTAGGCGGTCTGGATCAAGAGGGCGCAGAAGCCTTATCACAGGACTCGGCGGCGGTATTGGTTATTATGATAGGTTCAGCAGCTAATGGATAATGTAGCGCAAAAATACATGAAGCTCTATGAATCGGCTAAAGCAAAGCGTGAAAACTTTGTGCCGTTATTCGATGAGTGCTATGAGTACGCGCTACCACAGCGTGAATCCTTCTACCATGAAACACCGGGACAGCGCAGAGACGATAAGATCTTTGATGAAACTGCTGTTGTCGGTGTACAAGAGTTTGCTTCTCGTCTGCAATCAGGGCTTGTCCCTAATTTTGCTAGGTGGGCAGACTTAACAGCTGGCTCAGAAATCCCTAAAGATCAAAGGGATGCGGTTAATAACGACCTTGATGAAGTTACTGACTATGTGTTCGAGGTCTTACAGAACTCAAACTTCTCACAGGAAGTACATGAATCCTTTATGGATTTAGCAGTTGGTACTGGTGTATTGGTTTGCGAAGAAGGGGATTCAGTTAATCCCGTTAACTTCTCTGCTATTCCGTTGCCTCATGTTGTTCTTGATACTGGCCCTGATGATAAGATCGACCATGTATTCCGTGAGCGTAAGGATATAAAGTTTGGTCAGATAACCATTCTTTACCCAAAAGCGAAGATGTCTCCTGACTTGATGAACCAAGTCCAAAACTCACCTGAAAAGACAACTACTATTCTTGAGATAGTTTGCCGTGATTACAGCAAAATAAATGAAGAGGCTTACGTTAGTTATGCAATCTGTATGACTACAAAAAGCGTAGTCTATTCTAAAGAAATGAAGGGCGTTGGATCTAATCCATTTATATGCTTCCGTTGGTCCAAGTGTGCTGGTGAAGTTTATGGTCGCGGCCCTCTGATTAACGCCCTATCCGCAATCAAGACAACCAACCTTACGATAGAACTAATCCTTGAAAATGCTCAGATGGCTATCTCTGGCATCTATCAGATGGAAGATGACGGAGTAATTAACCCGGATACTATTAACTTGGTCCCCGGCACGATCATTCCCAAAGCAATGGGTTCAAGCGGATTGCAGCCTATTCAAGCTGCTGGGAGTTTTGATGTAGCCCAATTAATTCTTTCAGATATGAGATTGAATATTAAACGCGCTCTCTACAACGACATGCTTGGCAACCCTGACCGAACACCAGCCTCCGCAACTGAGGTTGCTGAACGTATGGCTGATCTGTCTCGCCGTGTAGGTTCAGCCTTTGGCCGATTGCAAGCAGAGCTTGTGCAGCCAGTATTGCAGCGCGTCATTTATATCCTTAAAAAACAAGGGCGTATAGATATACCCACTGTCAACGGGCGTGAGGTAAAAGTTAAGTCCGTTTCGCCTCTCGCACAGGCGCAATCAAATGCAGATATTACATCTGTTTCTCGCTTTATGGAGCTTGCTCAATCAGCGTTTGGACCTGAGCTTACTCAAGTATTGGTCAACTCAGAAGAGACCGCTGCATACCTTGCGAAAAAATTTGGTGTACCTGACACCTTGATTCGTGACGAATCAGAGCGTAGAGAAATAGTTGCAATGATGCAGCAAATGTCACAGCAGCAACAAGCTGCACCAGAGGCTGCACCACAACCGTTGGAGTAGCTTTTGGAAAAAGCCAAGATCAACGTGGGCGTAGATGGTATTCAGCGCCCACAGGCAAAAGACAGAGAGATCAGCCTTAATGTTGCTGAAGTATTTAGCAAGCCAGCAGGTAAGGCTGTCCTTCAATACCTTCGGTCTATAACTATTGAAATGGTTAATGGGCCACATGTTTCAACAGAAGAGCTTCGACACTTAGAAGGCCAGCGTTATATCGTTGGCCTTATTGAGTCTCGTATAAATCATTCCCATAAGGTGAAAAACAATGTCTGAAGAAAACACACTTCTCGATACTGAAGCCACTACTGAAGCACCAGCAGAGGATCAGGTAGAAACTACAGGGCAAAGCGCAGAAGCAGATGCTGCGGAGGAATTACTTGCTGGTAAGTACAAGACAGCAGAAGATTTGGAGAGTGCTTATAAAAGCCTTGAGTCAAAGATTGGCGAAAAAGAAGACGCCATTCGTGAACGGCTAAAAGAAGAAATGAGTCAGCCCAAAGAGGGCGTGCCTTTAAGTGCTGGTGAATATGAACTCCCTGACTTTGTAGACGAGTCGGAAGCTGTAGGAAACGAAGCACTAAAGAGTTGGTCAGAGCATTGCTTTGAGAATGGTTACAGCAACGAAGAGTTCCAAAGGGGATTGGAGCTGTACATGAACTCAATGCCACAACAGCCAGACCTTGAGAAAGAAGCTAGTAGCCTTGGTGACAATGCAACTGCTCGAATTGAATCAGCTTCATTGTTTGCAAATAAGTTCTTCCCAGAAGAAGCTATGCCAGCAATCGAGCGTATGTGTGAAGGCGCAGATGGTATTATTGCACTTGAAGCAATCATGGCGGCAATGAAGGAGCCATCAATGGGTACGCCCACTGGAACCGCAGATGCAATTAGTGAGGCATCGTTGAATGAAATGATGCGTGACGAGCGTTATTGGAACCCACGGACAAGGGATGATAACTTTGTTAAGCAAGTAGACTCTGGCTTCAAGAAACTTTATGGCTGAAATCAAAGTCTTAACTAGAGGTAAGTATTATCTTACTCCATTTTCTGAGGCGCATGTTGAAGAACTGTGCGCCTCGCTATCTGCTGAAAGCAAACATGAGTTAGCTTGCTTAGGATACTCCACTGTTACCGAGGCACTTGAGGACATTATAGATCAGTCTGAGTGCTATGTAGCAAAGTCAGAGGGTGGACCTATCATCTGCATAAGCGGATTATTTATAGGATCAAGTATACAATGCCCTCAAATGTTTACAATGTTTACGGACGAAGTGCGTACAAACTTTCAGGTAATGGCGCGTGGCTCTAAGATGTTAGTAAACTTCTTTGACCAAACATATCCATCTATGCGTATGTCTATACTTAGCGACTTTACCAGTATGTTGGATTGGGCCGCTTGGCTTGGGTTTGCAGTTAAGGGAACTGTAACCTACAATAAAAACACATATATTGAATTTGTGCGTTGCAATCCTAAACAAAAGGATGTTTCACATAAACCATCAAGGCCCGTAATGCACTGAGAAGCCCGAAAGGATACCTTCAATGACGATGTTGAGCGGATACCCAAGATGCAAAACTAAATGAACTCTAACAAAGGACTGTTCAAATGGCTAACACAATTGACGTAGCATTTATCAAACAGTTTGAAACCGATGTGCATCTTGCCTACCAGCGCATGGGTTCCAAACTTCGCAATACAATTCGTACCACAAACACTTCTGCTTCTGTTTCTCGCTTTCAGAAGATTGGTACAGGCGCAGCCTCCACTAAGTCACGCAATGGTAACGTGAGCACTATGGAATTGGCGCACACCACAGTTGAAGCAACAATGGCTGACTTCTACGCTGCTGAGTACATTGATAAGCTCGACGAGCTAAAGATCAATATCAACGAGCGTCAAGCTGTTGCTGAATCTGCTGCTTCTGCATTGGGTCGTAAGACTGATGAAATCATCATCACTGCAATGGACGCGGGTGCAAACACTACTCAAATCGCTGATACAACTGGCGCATTGGGTAAAGCTGACTTGCTTACATTGTTCCAAACTTTTGGCGCAGCCGACATTCCAGAGGATGGACAGCGTTATCTTGCTATGTCCCCTGCTGGTTTTGCTGACTTGTTCAACATTAACGAGTTTGCTTCTTCGGACTATGTAGGTCCACAGCAACTTCCGTTTGCTGGCGGCATGACAATGAAAGAGTTCTTGGGCTTCAAGATCTTCTCAACGTCTGCTGTAGCTGGTGGCAAAAACTTTGCTTACCACATGCGAGCTGTTGGCTTGGGTGTTAACTCTGACGTTAAGACTGAAGTTAACTATGTACCTGAGAAAGTCGCACACCTTGCCACATCAATGATGTCAATGGGTTCTGTTGTCATTGATGACAATGGCGTCTACGAGGTTCTCGACAATAACTAAGTTGATTGGGGGAGCTTAGTCTCCCCCTTTCTTGCAGCTTGGAGCATTTACATGGCCGTACTAAGTACATCTGCTAATACCCCAATTGACGTATCAAGTAGGGCTCTCATCTTAATCGGTGCAGACCCTATTACTTCTTTTGAGGATGGGACAAGTGAGGCTCTTATTGCTGCAAATATGTATGAAGACATTGCACGATCAGCATTAGTTAACAGCCGTTGGCGATTTGCAACTAATCAATCTGTACTAAATAGATTAAGTGAAGCGCCTACAGGGCGTTACACTGCTGCATATCAAGCGCCATCTGATTCTCTTATGTTTCATGCAGTGACAGTTAATGACTTTAACATTGAATACCAAACCTACGGCAACAAGATATATTGCGATACGGACACAACGTCTGAGGTTGTTCTTGACTACACGTTCAGGGCCAGTGAGCAAAACTGGCCTTCATATTTTGTAGTGGCTGTACAGTATGAGCTTGCTTCAGTGTTTGCCGCAGCACTAGCGCAAGACGCTTCGTTAGCGCAGCTAATGGGACAGCAAGCACAGCTTGCAATGATGAAAGCCAGAACGCTTGACTCACAACAGCAAACAACTCGCAAGCTATCTACATCAAGGTTTATTGCTGAAAGGCGCAGTTAATGCAGAAGGTTCGTGTTCCAGTAACAAACTTTTCTTACGGAGAGGTTAGCCCTTCTCTGTACTCACGAACTGATTCAGCGGTCTACACTGGTTCAGCCCAACGTATTGAGAACTTCTTTCTTCGTGCAGAAGGTGGGGTTATCAAACGTGCTGGCCTAAGAAGTATTTATCAAAACGATATTGTCTTGGACCCAACTAGAACACAGCAATCACGTTTGCTGCCATTTATCTTTTCCGATGACGAGCGTTACATCATTTCGCTTGAGCATCAAAAGTTAAAGATATTCTTCATTGACCCTTTGACAGGGGCATTGAGTTTAATAAATACAATTACTCAGGACATAAACGGTAATACGTTAAAGTTTACCCATCAGTTTATGCACGAGTTTACGTTTGCTCAGGCTGGCGATGTCATGTTCATATGTCATCCAACTTTTATTCCGCAACAAATTGTTAGGATTTCTCTTAGTACGTTCCAAGTAGAGCCTTTTGTATTTGACGCTAGGTCAGATTTAACAAAAATATATCAGCCGTATTACACATTTCAACGGCAAGGAACAACGCTTGCTGTCTCCGCAACAACTGGAAATGGAGTTACCATTACGACTTCAGATCCTTACTTTGATACAACCGGAGAACATGATGGGATCACTCTTCGTTATCATGGGGCCGAGCTTGAAATAACTTCAGTGCAAAGCACAACTAGCGCAACTGCAAACATCTTGGACGAATTAATTGTTCGTCTAGGCATAAACTCATTTAGTACAACAGAAGGTCAGGCTGATATTGAAGTTACTCTTGTTCGTCATGGGCTGCGTGTAAATGATTCAATTGTAGTATCTCATGCTGGCAGTGTTGGCGGGATTTCTGCAAACCAAATTAATGGCACACGAACTGTTGCAACCATAATAGATGACGATAAGTTTACTATAGTAGCTGGCTCAAATGCTAATGCGTCTGAAATTGGTGGCGGTAGCCCAAAGATAAGCACAAACGCACCGACAACCTCTTGGGAAGAGCAATCATATTCTGTACTTAGAGGCTATCCGTCTGCCGTAACCTTTCATCAAAACCGATTGGTGTTCGGTGGTAGCTTATCCCAGCCCGATTCCTTATGGTTTAGCAAGAGTGGATACTATTATAACTTTGATGTTGGCACCGCTAAGGATGATGAGTCAATTCATATTACCGCGAGTGTTGGTGATATTAACCAAATACGTCACTTAGTTTCTAATCGTGATTTGCAAGTCTTTACTGCAACGTCTGAGATGTATGTTCCATCATTTACTAATCAGCCAATAACTCCAACTAACATTCAGATACGGAGGCAGACTCCGTTTGGCTGTGACTTTGTTAGGCCACAGGCTTTGGATGGTGCAACTTTGTTTGTTCAAAAGGGCGGGGCTATTGTTCGAGAGTATGTGTTTGCTGATACAGAAGCAGCTTATGTAGCTTCACCAATATCGCTCATTTCTTCGCATCTTATTAAGACGCCAATAGAAATGAACACAATGTATGGCGCTATGAGCAGGTCAGAAAGCTATGTTTTTGTTGTAAACTACTTTGGCACAGTCTCTGTCTTTAACTCCAATCGTGGAGAAGAAAGAGCAGGCTGGACTGAGTTTACAACCAATGGTTACTTTAACTCTACAGTAACTATTGATGATCGCGTGTTTGCTAGCATTATCTATGACCAAGGTGACGGAACTCAAAAGTTTGCTATATGCGAGTTTGACGAGTCTTATAACACAGACGTTGCTGGCATTTACACTGGAAGCAACGGCGTATTCGATGTTTCTGACTTCTATGCTGATGGCGCAGTCCTTAACGTAATTGATGGCAACAACTATGTTGGAGAGTTTACTGTGTCCGGTGGCAACATTGATGTGTCTGCAATTGTTCCTGATCTTACTGAAGCAGAAATTGGAATGAAGTTTAACGTTACTCTTACTACTAATCCATTAGATATTGCGACAGGTTCTGGTCCTGTTACTGGCACTCCCCGAAGAGTAGGGAGTGTTGTCGTTGACCTTAACGATACTTTGTCAGCTACTGTAAACGGAGCAAACTTAGTTCTAAGAAATGTAACTGATGATTTATCACAAGAAGTTTCTTCGTTCACAGGAAAGAAGGAGTTTCGTCTAATGGGATACAGTCGTGACCCACAGATTACAGTTACACAATCCGCCCCCTTGCGCTTGCAAGTTAATGGCATAGTTGCGGAGTTAACATTCTAATGGACCCTTTTACCGTCTTTACAATTGGAACCACTCTCCTTGGTATGTCTGCTCAAAACAAGGCAGCATCCGCTCAAGAGTTGCAATCTCAACAGCAAGCAAGGCAAATGGAAATTGATCGGCAGGTAGCCGAAGTGCAAGCTATGCAGCAGCGCAATCAAAGGATTGCTGACTACAACACCGCGCGATCTACAAATAATGCTCAGTTCTCTTTCCAGCTTGGGGGTGGAGAAAGCTCTAGCCTTGCAGCGTTTGAGCAAGAGCAGGGATTAGTCAAAAGTTCTGACCTTGCAGCTAGCCAGTTCCAATCTTTCCTAGATCAAAGCAGCAGAAGCGTTGCCTCAAGAATTGAAATACAACGCGGTATTAATGCAAGCAGGGTTGGCAGCATAAACAGCTTAACGATGCTTGCTAAACTAGGTGCAGATCTTTCTAAGACATATACTCCAACACCTGCTCCCGCCCCTGTAACGCCTGTAAAATAGAGAGCTATCACAATGCCGATAATAAGAGAGCAACGAAGAATCTTTAATCAGCCAATCGGTGTGCGTAGCTTTGACACTGGCGAAGCTCAAGTTGGCAACGCTGTCTCAAGACTTGCAAATACAATGGGCAAGGAGTTTTACGAGAAGGCTGCAACAAACGCTGAAAAGTTTGGTGCGGAAGCGGCTCAGTCAATTTCTGCAAGCGATTTAAAGGCATTTGATTCTAGCACTGGTAAGCCAGAAGTTCTTTCTCAGATGAAGGGCATGGGTAGCATTGCCTCTGCTTCATTTGAACGTGTTGTTGAGCGCCGCTTTGTAGATTCAATTGATAAAGACATACGGCTAAAATCTGCGGAGCTTGCTTCTAAGTATGAAGATCCAGTTCAGTATCAAAGCATGTTTGAGTCTTATCTTAGCTCAATGTCTACTGGTGCTGGTGATCGCTTTAAAAACATAATCGTTGATTCTGGCTCCTATGTTATGGGGCAGACTAAAATTAGGTTAGCAGATGCCGCTAGAGCCAAGGCAAGAGCAAGTGCAGCTCAAGCAGTTGGCACAACTAACATAGAGTATGCAGAAACAATTTATGACGCAGCTTCCGCCGGGGACTTCACTACATCCGTCGCCTACATTGAAGAGCGCGTCACAGCCTCTCTAGAGGCCGAGAACGCAGAGCTTTATGATAAAGG